GAAATAGCGAATTTTGATGAAATCGACTGGCAAAAGATTTGTAAATATAGTATGATATATTGGGGAACGATTTTAGTAGGTTTTGCGTCAGTTTGGTTATTTTAATATTATGAATAAGGTGATTACATTATGGAAAACATATTTTTATTTGTCGAAAAATATAGACCGACAAAAATTAATGATTGCGTATTAACGAAAGAACTTAAAGAAACTTTTTCTAAGTTTGTAGAACAACGATATATACCAAATCTATTATTAACAGGTGGTGCTGGTATAGGAAAAACTACAGTTGCGAAATCAATGGTAGATGAAATCGGTGCGACTTGGTATATGATAAATGGTTCAGAAGAATCTGGAATTGATATTCTACGAACTAAGATTAAAAACTTTGCATCTACATCTTCATTGGAAGGTGGCAGAAAATATGTTATCATCGATGAAGCAGATTATCTTAATCCACAATCTACACAACCTGCGTTGCGTGGGTTTATAGAGGAATTTCATAAGAACTGTGGATTTATTCTTACTTGTAATTTTAAAAATAGAATTATTGAGCCATTACATTCAAGATGTAGTGTTATAGATTTTATCATTCCTGTATCAGAGAAACCAATTCTTGCAGAGAATTTTTTCAAAAGAGTTTCAAATATATTAGAAAAAGAACAGATACCTTTTGATGCAAAAGTTATTGCAGAACTTATTAATACATTTTTTCCAGATTGGAGAAGAATACTAAATGAGATTCAAAGATATTCTGTATCTGGAAAGATAGACGCAGGGATTTTAGTCAATCTTTCAGATGTGAACATGAAAGATTTGGTATCTCATATGAAAGAAAAAGATTTTAAGTCAGTTCGTAAATGGGTTGTAGAAAATATGGATAACGACCCTGCTAAACTTTTTAGAAAGATATATAACCATGCGAATGATTATATTCAACCAAGTAGTGTTCCACATCTTGTGTTAATCCTAGCAGAGTATCAATATAAACAAGCGTTTAGTGCAGATAGCGAGATTAATGTTCTCGCATGTCTTATAGAAATTATGGGGGATTGTAAATTTAAATGAAGAAAGAAGAACCATATGCTTTAAAACATTATTTGAATGCAATCAACTATACAAAAGAAAAGTTGATGGATGCTGATGATGAAATGTGGGAAAAAAAATATCCATCTTTTATTGTTAATAAGGCATTATCTGCATTTGAGGAGTGTATTTTATTGGTAAATGAGCTTAACATTAAACCTCATATAGATAAGAAACTACAATTCTCATTTCTGATAAATAGTGTACGAATAAAGAAACGATTTTCTCCATGGTTGAGGAAATCAAAGATAAATGATTTGGATATATGTAAAGAATACTATGGTTACAATAATGAAAAAGCAAAGGAAGCTCTTCGAATACTTACCAAACAACAATTACAAATCATCAAACAAAAATTAAACAGAGGTGGAACCAAATGACAGAAACTAAATGGGGTATTGAAGATATGTTGGAAGTGTCTTTAAAAGAACCAGATGATTTTTTAAAAGTTAGAGAAACATTATCTAGGATGGGTGTTGCATCAAGAAAAGAAAAAAAGTTATTTCAATCTTGTCATATATTACATAAACAAGGGAAATATTATATAGTGCATTTTAAGGAATTGTTTGCACTTGATGGAAAAGAAACGAACATCAGCGAAAATGATGTTGCTAGAAGAAATACTATAACACAACTTTTGGCAGATTGGGGACTTGTTTCTATTATTGGCATCAACGAACTGAAAGCACCACTAAGTCAAATAAAAGTTATTTCTTTTAAAGAAAAAAGTGAATGGATATTGGAAACTAAATACAATATTGGAAAAAATATAGAAAAGAAACCAGTTCCAAAAAAAATAGTTGACTAATAACTAAAGGAGTATATTATGGCAATTGATTATGATTTAGAAATCCTGGTTAAGGATAAAAAGAAATCTCGATATCATGTTATATTGGATGCACTAAAATTAAAATATGAAAGTGAAATCGCTATAGCAAAAGTTAATATTAAGGTTTATCTTGAGAATTCAGTTGGTGTTGGCGAACACCCAACTATAGTTGAAGCGGTTGAGTTAGAACTTAAAAAAGTTGATAATGCACAGAGCATACTTGATACTATTCAAAAACACTATTTCGTAGAATAAAAATATTATATAATGTTTTATACCAATGTATATCAATGGGGTGATAATTTACTTGTTCGTGCAATCGAAAATGGCAAACGAGTTTCGAAACGAGTAAGATATGAACCTACTTTGTTTGTTCCTGTTCGGAAACAAACTTCGTTTACTACATTAGATGGTAAGTTTCTCACACCAATGAAATTTACTTCTATAAAAGAAGCGAAAGAATTTGTTGAACAATATAAAGACCAGTCTCATTTGGTTTTTGGACATACTCAATATGCATACACTTATATTGCAGATAAATATCCAGAAGATATTAAATGGGAACTTGATAAATTGCTTTTGATTACAATTGATATTGAAGTTGAATGTGAAAATGGATTTCCTAATGCTAGACAAGCAATCGAGCCACTTCTTTCTATTACTGTAAAGAATCATCAAACACAAAAAATAGTTGTTTGGGGACTTAATAATTTTACAACAGATAGAGATGATATAACTTATGTTCAATGTAAAGATGAAAAACATTTACTTGAAGAATTTATGGTGTTCTGGGAACAGAATACTCCAGATATTGTAACTGGTTGGAATATTGATTTCTTTGATATTCCTTATCTTATGAATCGTATCAAACACTTGTTCGGTGAAGATAAATTAAAAGTATTTTCTCCATGGGGCAATGTGAGTGATAAAGAAGTTTATATGATGGGAAGAAAGCATCAGATGTATGATATTCTTGGTGTTGCAATATTAGATTATTTGGAATTATACAGAAAGTTTACTTATACAAGTCAAGAAAATTATCGTTTAGACCATATTGCATCTGTTGAATTGGGTGAACAGAAACACGAAAACCCATATGAAACTTTTAAGGAGTGGTATACAAAAGATTATCAGTCGTTTATAGAATATAATATTGCAGATGTTGAACTTGTTGATAAACTTGAAGATAGATTAAAATTGATTGAACTTCTTATTACTATGGCGTATGATTGTAAAGTAAATTATAGTGATATGTTGGGTTCAGTAAAATATTGGGATATATTGATTTATAATTATCTTCGTAAAAAAAATATTATTGTTCCACAAAAAAGAAAATATTCAGAAAAATCACACAGATATCAAGGTGCATATGTTAAAGAGCCACAAGTTGGTTTACATAATTGGGTTGTAGGACTGGATTTAAATTCACTTTATCCCCATTTGATAATGCAATACGGCATATCTCCAGAAACTATGATAGAGGAAAAAGATATACAGAAAAGAATAGATGCGTCAAAATCTTCGCAAGAGATTGCAGACTTGGAAAAACTACTTGAACTAAAACATAATGCATCTGTTGAAAACTTTCTTGGTAAAAAGTTAGATACTACTGTGCTCCAAAAGTTGGGGATTACTATGACACCTAATGGTGCAATGTATAGAATTACTGGACGTAGAGGATTCTTACCAGAGTTAATGGAAAAGATTTATACTGATAGAGTTATCTATAAAAGAAAAGCACTAAATGCTAGTCAACTTTATGAAGATACAAAAGATAAAAAATATCTTAATGATATTTCTCGATATCATACAAAACAGTTAGCACAGAAAATTTCTTTGAATAGTGCTTATGGTGCTATTGGAAACGAATGGTTTCGTTATTATGATATTCGAAACGCAGAAGCAATCACGACTTCTGGCCAACTTGCAATCCGTTGGATTGAAAAGAAGATGAACGAATATCTTAATGAATTATTTGATACAGATGATGCAGATTATATTATTGCATCAGATACAGATAGTATCTATGTTACATTTGATAAACTTATATCTCGTGTATTCAAAGAAGACGTATCGCCTACAAAGATTATTACTTTTCTTGATAAGATTACCAAAGAAAAAATTGAACCGTTCATTGATAAATCATATGAAGAACTTGCAAAATATTTAAATGTATACGAACACAAAATGGTAATGAAACGAGAAATTATTGCAGATAAAGGAATATGGACTGCAAAGAAAAGATATATTTTAAATGTATGGGATAATGAAGGTGTGAGATATAAAGAACCACATTTAAAAATAATGGGGATTGAAGCAGTAAAATCTTCAACACCTGCTTCGTGTAGAGAAAAGATTAAAGAGGCACTTAAATTAATTATGACTGGTAATGAAAAAGAATTAAATAAATTTATACAAGATTTTCGTAAAGAGTTTTTAAAATTACCACCAGAAGATATTGCGTATCCACGGTCAGTAAATGGTGTGAGTAAATTTATGGATTCAAATGCTTTATATAAGAAAGGAACACCCATACACGTTAAAGGTGCGATATTATATAATCATTTATTGAAGAAAAATAAATTGATAAACAAGTATCCTATAATCCAAGATGGAGATAAGATAAAGTTTTTTCCATTAAGACAGCCGAACATATATCAATCAAACGTGATGTCTTTTTTTACAAAGATGCCAAAAGAATTTGAGATTGATGATATTATAGATTATGATACACAGTTTGATAAGGCATTTGTAGAACCACTTAACTTTGTTATTGAAAGGATTGGGTGGAAAGTTGATAGAAGTTATGGAACACAATTATCTTTAGAGGATTTCTTTGCATGATATTAGATAGAAAAGATTCGATTTATGCTGCTAATGTTTTTGTTTCTTATTACAAAGACTTTGGTCGTATAGATGATTATTTAAGAAAAGTTAAACTTGAAAGAATGGAGAATTATCCAACTGCATTACCTGGTATGGGACCTGAAGATGAATTCTTTTCTGATTTTACTATGCATCCACAAGATATGGAGTTTTCTATTTATGAACCAAAAACATCTGATTTTGTTAATTATCTTGAAATCACGACATCTCATGCAGTCGAAGCATCTATTCTTGGTAAAAAATTGATGTGGATGATAAAAGAAAAAAATACGAATAAGATTGTTGGATTTATTCGTTTTGGTTCTCCGACTATTAATTCAGGACCAAGAAATGAATTTTTAGGAAACCCATTGGATACATCGAATGCAGATGTCATGAAAAGATTTAATAATTCTTGTATCATGGGATTTATTATTGTTCCAACACAACCATTTGGATTTAATTATCTTGGTGGAAAATTACTTGCTGGTATTTGTTGTTCTCATTTAGCAAGAGAAACATTGAATGCAAAATATGATGCGAATATTTGTATGTTTGAAACGACATCACTTTATGGTTCTGCGAAAACTACTTCGATGTATGATGGTATGAAACCTATGTTGAGATTTATGGGATTAACCCAATCTAATTTTTTACCAATGATTAATGATGATAATTTTCTTAAACTAAATGCTTGGTTTAAGGATAGGAACAATGGAGAAGTATTAATTCCAGACTACTCCAAAAGTGGATGGCCTACATCATCTCGTAAATTAAAAATCCACACGAAAATGATATCTATTATTAAAGCATCTTTAAAAGAAGTTGATATAAAATTATATGATACATTTTGTGAGAAAATAAATGATGCAAAAAATCTTACTCAACGAAAAAGACAATATATGTGTACATATGGATTTGATAATATTAAAGAATATTTTAATTTGGAAACGGACACATTGATTAAAAAGAATAATTATGATAGATTTGAATTGGATAATATGATTGAGTGGTGGAAAAAGAAAGCGACTAATCGTTATAATAATTTAAAGAAAGATGGTAGATTAAGAACTGAACTTGAAACTTGGAATGTTAGGAGTGATATAGATATCATAAGATAACTTGACAAATCATGAAAATCAGGTATTATTTAAATAAGAATAATTTTAATGGAGATATAGAATGTATAATAAAGGAAATGTTGTAACCGTTATGTTTTTAAATGGTATGGAACTAATCGGTACATTAGTTAGTGAAGGAGAAGATGTAGTTGTGATAGATAAACCTATGTTATGTCAAGCGACCAAAAATGGTGTTTCATTTACCCCAGCGATTTCTTTAACTGGAGATGTTGTTGAAGGTGAATTGGAACTTGCGAAACGTAATGTGATGTATATTTTAAAAACTTTAAATGAAATTTCAGAGTCATACACAAAAAGATTGAGTGATATAATTACTTCAGATAAAGCAACGATTATTGCGTGATAGTTATGACAAATTTTGAAAAAGTAAAAACATTTATGAAAGCATTTGGACAAGAAGTAAAAAATAAACCTAATTTTCCAGATGAAGAAGTTGTGGAATTAAGACTTAATTTGATAAACGAAGAATTTATTGAATTGGTAAATGCGACACAAGAAAATAGTTTAGTTGATATTGCAGATGCACTTTCAGATTTACTTTATGTTGTTTATGGAGCTGGACATACATTTGGATTAGACCTTGATAAATGTTTTGAGGAAGTACATGAAAGTAATATGTCTAAATTTGATAAAGGGAAACCTATATATCGTGTAGATGGAAAAGTTTTGAAGTCGGATACATATAGACCACCAGATTTAGAGAAAATTTTATTTTCAGAAGGAGAATAGTATGAGTACACATGATAAAATAATGGAACATTTTAGTGTTTACATGGGTGAACAAGAAAAGTTCGAGCACAAAAATGTAAAAGCTGCTGCTTCTCGTGCAAGAATAGCTTTAACAGCGATAGTAAAACTTGCAAAAGTAAGAAGAGCAGAAATACAAAAAAGAAAACACACTTTATAAGATATGAAAAATATAGATTTTTTAAAAAAGATTATAAAAGAAACTGGTAATGAATATGCATCTATTGTTGCAGAAGGAGTAACTGCAGGCGATATAGAATCTTTTATTGATACGGGTTCATATTCGTTTAATGCATTGTTATCTGGTTCGATTTATGGTGGTTTGCCGTCTAATAAGATTACTGCATTAGCAGGAGAATCTGCAACGGGTAAAACATTTTTTGTATTGGGAATGGTAAAACATTTTCTTGATGCAAATCCAGAAGGTGGAGTTTTATATTTTGAATCTGAGTCTGCATTGACTAAATCAATGGTAGAAAATAGAAGCATTGATTCTACCAGAATGGTAATAGTGCCAGTAACGACTGTTCAGGAATTTAGAACACAGGCGATTAAAATTGTAGATTCATATCTTAAACAACCAATAGAAGAAAAACAACCATTGTTCCTTGCATTAGATTCGCTTGGTATGTTATCAACCACAAAAGAAGTTGAAGATACAACCGAGGGGAAAGAAACAAGAGATATGACACGAGCACAAATCATAAAAGCTGCGTTTCGTGTTTTAACTTTAAAACTTGGTCGTGCAAAAATTCCAATGGTTATCACGAATCATACATATGATGTTGTTGGTTCGTATATACCCATGAAAGAAATGTCGGGGGGTAGCGGCATCAAATATGCTGCTTCGACTATCATTTATCTTTCAAAGAAAAAAGACAAAGAGGGAATAGAAGTTGTTGGAAATATTGTAAAGTGCAAAATTCATAAATCAAGGATTACAAAAGAGAATACATCAATTGATGTTAGAATAAGTTATGACAAAGGTCTTGATAAATATTATGGATTGATAGACCTTGCAGTTAAACATGGTATTTTTAAACAGGTTTCTACAAGAATAGAATTACCAGATGGTACAAAACAATATGGTAAAACTATTTTAGGCGACCCAGAAAAATATTTTACAAAAGATGTTTTAAATCAAATTGACAAGGCAGCTAAAAAGGAATTTACATATGGCGGATAGCGTACAAGATATATTAGAAGAATGGGTGTGTGAGTATCATACTACGGGAATAACACCGAATGGTGTTAAAATTGTTTTCATGGAATATACTGAGGGGTTTGATGACGATGCTCAGGAAGGATATATAGATGAAAATCAACCGATTTATGAAGTAATGATTCATAAACAATCGGCAGAGGATAATAAAGAATTTTCAGAAGATTATGATGTTGAAGATGAGGAAATGATTATATATCATATAACTTATAATATTTTAGAAAATTGGTTTATAGTAGAACCAGTTGTATCTAAGACAGCAGAAGTATATTTGAGTGAAAGTGAAATAGAAATTTTATTAAACAAGATTCAGGATAATATACATTAATGCAACAAACTCCAGAGAATATAAGCGAATATTTTAAATATGTTACAGATAAAAAACAACGGTTTGCTGGGATTGGTTTAACCGAAAAGGCAGGTGAATTTCAAGGTGTCGTTTATAAATATGGAACTATAGTGCCACCAGAAGAAATCGTTAAGATTATACCAGGCGCTGATAAAGATAATAAAGTGCCATTCAAATTTGAATGGGAAATTTTAGATTCAAATGGATTACCAAAAGAAAGATTTAATGAGAAGTTTTTTCAATTGATAGGTGATGTTTTAGTACATATAATATTTAAGGAAAGATTATATAATGATAGAAAGAACGATACTTGAAAATTTAATTACTAATGAAGAATATGCTCGAAAAGTTTTACCTTTTATAAAAAAAGAATATTATACTGATAGACATGAAAGAGTTCTTTTTGAAGAAATCGCAAAGTTTATTCAAAAATATAATAATCTTCCTACACAAATTTCATTAGAGATAGAATTACAAACTCGAAAAGATTTAAATGGAGAAGATTATAGGAAAATCGTTGATATACTTAAAAATTTTAATAATAATGATGATAACACCGATAGTACTGATTTTGTTTGGTTGGTTGATACTACAGAAAAGTTTTGTAAAGATAAAGCGATATATAATGCAATCGTAGAAGGAATTAATATCATAGATGGAAAGGATACTGATAAAAGAACTACATCAGCAATACCATCTATTCTCTCAGAAGCACTTGCAGTTGGTTTTGATAATGCGATAGGACATGATTATTTAAGAGATGCCGAATCTCGATATGATTTTTACAATCGTGTAGAAACCAAAATACCATTTGATTTAGACTATTTTAATAAAATGACAAAGGGTGGATTACGCACCAAGACATTAAACATTGCACTTGCTGGAACGGGTGTTGGTAAATCATTATTCATGTGTCATATGGCTGCGAGTTGTTTATCTCAAAATAGAAGTGTTTTGTATATCACTTTAGAGATGGCAGAAGAAAGGATTGCAGAAAGGATAGATGCGAATTTGATGAATGTTACAATGGAAGATTTGCATGACTTACCAAAGAAGATGTTTGAAGATAAGATTTCAAGGATTGCAACAAAGACAAATGGTCAACTGGTAATCAAAGAATATCCTACTGCATCTGCTCATGTAGGACATTTTCGTGCATTGGTAAAGGAACTTGCATTGAAAAAGAGTTTTAAACCAGATATAATCTTTGTTGATTATATCAATATCTGCACAACTGCAAGATTTAAGAATACTTCTAATATGAACTCTTATAGTTATGTAAAAGCAATTGCTGAAGAACTTCGTGGACTTGCAGTAGAATTAAATCTACCTGTGATGAGTGCGACACAAACAACCAGGAGTGGTTTTACAAATACAAATATAGATTTGACTGATACTTCAGAGAGTTTTGGGTTGCCAGGAACTGCTGATTTGATGTTTGCATTGATATCTACAGAAGAATTAGAAGGATTGAATCAGATTCTTGTCAAACAACTAAAAAATAGATATGCCGATATATCTTCATACAGAAGATTTATCATTGGAATTGATAGGTCGAAGATGAAACTCTATGATGTAGAACAAACAGCACAGACTGACCTTGTAGATTCTATTGAAGAGCAACAAGATTCGTTTAAATCTACCATTTCACATGGTAATTACGGAGATTTCAAAGTTTAAGTTATATAAATAATAAGTGTAAATCTATATATTTTGAATGGAGAAATTGAATGGGTCGTCTGCAACA